GAGAATCAGTCTACGAACAGCTAAAGATTGACGAAGGAGTCGTTTATGAAATTTATTTGGACCATCTTGGGTACAAAACCTTCGGAGTGGGACATCTCGTGCTTGAGTCAGATCCAGAGCACGGATACGACGTCGGAGAACCAGTCTCAGTTGAGCGAGCAAGAGAGTGTTTTGAAAGCGATCTCGACCTGGCTGTAAGTGAGTGTGTAGCTCTTTACGGAGCAGACGTTTGGTGTGGCTTTCCCGGAGAAGTACAAGAGATTCTTGTAAACATGATGTTCAATATGGGTCGTACACGCCTCAGCAAGTTCAAAAAGATGAATGCAAATCTTGAATCAGGAGAGTGGGCAGTCGCAGCAGTAGAAGGACGGGACAGTCGGTGGCACAAGCAAGTGACTAACCGAGCTGAAAGACTAATGGAGAGATTGGAGAACGTATAATGGCAATTTATTGCACAGAGGCAGAGCGCCACAACTATGAAGAAACTGGGTACTGGCGCGCTCTGCCAAAGCTAGTACCATCAATAGTATTTACAACTCGCTCTTTGGGCGGGTGGAAAGAAGTAACAACCTGGGATATGTTTGCAAAGCGTCGAGTATTGATATTCTCATTGCCGGGCGCTTTCACGCCAACCTGTAGCAACTATCAATTACCTGCTTTCGAGCAACTCGCAGATGATATTTATTGCGAAGGCATTGACGACATCTACTGTATTACAGTAAACGATGCGTTCGTATGCAATGCTTGGGCAGAAGAACAAAACCTCACAGAAGTAGTAGTAATTCCAGATGGCACGGGAAAATTTACACAAGAGATGCAGATGGCTGTTGACAAAGATAATGTCGGCTTCGGAACACGCTCTTGGAGATACGCAGCAGTAGTAGAGAACGGACGCATTGTCGACTGGTTCATCGAAGAAGGAAAAGAAGATAATCATGAGAAGGATCCCTACGTATTCACCGATCCTGAGTATATACTTAAAAAGCTACGAGAAAGCAATTAATTCTTGACTTTCACTGCTGACACGAGTATAATTACTTTATGAATTTATTTTACCTTGATGAAGATTTAGACAAATGTGCGGAAGCACACGTAGACAAGCACGTCAACAAGATGATACTCGAAGCTGCACAGCTACTGTGTACTGCTATATGGGTAGATACTCTACTGGGATTTGTACCTCGTGCGCTTGAGAAAGACGAAGCCGCAGTACTCAATGAATACAAAAAACTGGAGAAGCCTCTCGCTCCCGAAGAACGAGAGCTTACTCCTTATCTAGGTATGATGTACAATCATCCCTGTACTATATGGACACGTTCATCCCTGGACAATTACGAGTGGACATGGTGCTATGCTCATGCTCTCGCAGAGGAATTTAGATATCGCTACGGCAAAGAACACAAATCGTTTTGGCAAGTCATCAACAAACTACCCGACCCAGTTCACATTAAACGAATGGGGTTCACCACGTTTGGACTTGCGATGCCTGAAGTCCTCAAGAACTACGATGATCCAATACAGTCTTACCGTGACTATTATCATCTTGACAAGGCTACTTTCGCCAGTTGGAGCCATCGACCAACCCCCAGTTGGTGGGATGAGTCTCTTGCTGACTATGAACAGAGGATTACAGCGAAATGATTAAAAAACTCGGATTCTGGGTATATGATGTGTATAATTTCTTCTTCAACTTGAAGATAAATCCCTTACGTCATATTCCTAGCCCTTACACACAATTTATTCTGATGTTCTATTTATCAGTAATGTGGACAGCAATCTTTACCTTCTGGGCAGGGTATACTCTTTACTATGGAATCTACAGCGTTGGAGGACACTTGATTGTAATTGGAGGTTTCTTTATTACCGCTGTTACCTTCCAAGATGCTGAGAAGAATGGACACTTGTGGGTACAGCGAACAAAGCCACTCCCAAAAGGTGTCCGCTCTGTATGGAACTTGGAGAATGAGGGCTAGTGGAAAATCCAGTTCTTTTACTAGGAATTTTATGCGTGATGGCTTGTCCAATGGTATTTGGAGCCATCACTTTTATTTATTCGATAAAAAATTCAGGACACAAAGATGAGCACAGTTAGTTTAGTAGGAATGACAACTCCCAGTGCGCAAACTGACTGCCATACCGCAGAGGATTTGGTAGCATATGCAGCACGGGTAAGTAACCCAGAGAATCAAAACCACCATGAGAGTGCACCACGGTTGCTTCGTTACCTAGCAAAGCACGGCCACTGGTCTCCTTTCGAGATGGTAAGTATTACTATGGAGATTCGCACAACTCGAGATATTGCTCGACAGATTCTGCGACACCGTAGCTTTAGCTTCCAAGAATTCAGCCAACGATACGCTGTAGTAGAAGACTTTTATTATCGTGAAGCCCGAATGCAAGACCCAGACAATCGACAGAATAGTATTGAGCTGGAAGGCACAGAAGACTTTGGCAAGGGCGGGAACAAAACGTACCAGGAGCGACTCTACGAAGACTGGAACATGAAGCAGGCAAAAGTGTTGGATGCTTCAAAGAAAGCGTATAAGTGGGCAATTGATAATGGTATTGCAAAAGAGCAGGCTCGTGCTGTGCTTCCAGAAGGCAATACAGTATCTACACTATATATGTCTGGCACTCTTCGTTCGTGGCTTCACTACTGCGAATTGCGGCGGGGTCACGGTACTCAGAAAGAGCACATGGTTGTAGCAGATCAGTGCTGGGAAATTATTGAACAACACTTCCCTTCTGTAGCAGAGGCCTTAGAATGAAAGTACATGACCCAGTAAATAGTCCTTTACATTACAAGCGTGAGGGTGTAGAATGTATTGATGCGATGAAACAAACAACGTCAGAAGAAGGATTCGCAGAATACTGCCGCCTCAACGCATTCAAATATATCTGGCGAGCAAACAACAAACAAAACAAAGAACAGGATATTCAAAAAGCAGTGTGGTATCTACGAATGTCTATAGGAGATGACCCACGTGAGCAAGGGTAGCAGATCAAGAGTAGAAAACACAGCAACATTTTACGAGAATTGGGAGAAAATCTTTGGTACGCAGAGTAAAGAAGAAAGACCACGAGAACCTGAGCGACAGCAATATATCGAAAGTTATAGCTTTGTTGAGTGCGGAAACACCTATTTCCAAGAAGGTTGCGTGCGATATGCTAAATATAGCATACAATACCGCCCGCCTCCAGAGAATAATTGATGATTACGAAGATAAAAAAGAGTATAAAGCGCTACGTAAAAAACAAAATCGCGGAAGAGGAGCGACAGATGCAGAAATTTGTGAAGCAGTTGAACGATACTTATCAGGAGACTCCATCGCAGAAATCGCAGCAGGACTCTACCGAAGCAGTGGATTCGTCCGAAGCCTCATCGAAAGAGTTGGAGTCCCAAGCACTGGACACGAAAGTGGAACGGTTACTCTCCCTGATTCATGCATTGCGGAGTCATTCTCCCCAGGAGAAGTCGTCTGGTCCGCCGTCTACAACAAGCCAGCCCGAGTCGATCACGAAGTCTCCATCGACTACCAAGCAGAAAAAGCAGGATTCGTAGACGTAAACTACGAGAAGAAGTACAGTAGTAAATGTTATGGAATCTACATTCTGGAAGACATTCGAGAAGATATGGACAAGTGGGCAAACGTGGAGAAGGGCGGTTTTTCCGCCTACTCCCTTGCTTATGATCTTGGCAAACTCGCACACCTTGAAAAATATGGAGTCGACTTATCACGTATCTAAAAATACTTCTTGACTTCTTTTGCTATATCAACTATAATAGTATCTTAAATGACGAATCGAATCAAAAAAGAAACGGCAGAACTTGTTGCTTTTCCTCCCGTAACTTGGTATACCCGAGAAGCCGGTTGGCTAATACAGCAGGAAACTTTTGCAGACAACTTTCATAATATCCCAGTACAGGATGCACTAGTACAGGATTTACTAAAAAACGGTATTGAAGCTCCTATACTTGTAATGCCCAATTGGTATCCTATTTGTGGTAGTCAACGACTTCGTGCTTGCGTAGATATTTGTGATAAGTTTATGGGAATGCACCCAATTCTTAAACAACAGGTAAGAGTGTGTAGATTTGATAAAGAATACTGGAATGTTTTTGACCTTTGGCCTGAGAAAGAGTTCACTTCAAAAGCAAAACAAGTATATTTTCAAATGTTAGAGATTGCATTTAAAAGTATGTATTTCATTGAGGATGACCCAATGAAAATGATTAAATATGAAACCGATGGTGATAACTTAAATTGGAAGGCAAGAGATGGTTGAATTATTAGCAGCAGTATTAGTAGTAGCCGCGTGTGCAGCAGTATTAGGAGTATACCTAGTAGTAATTCATGGGCGATAGATTTTATTTAACACAATTAGAAGCTACAGGAAACTGTCCTGGAGCAACACAATCACAAACTAGAAGGAAACGTAAAATGGCATGGACTGACGAGCAGAAAGCAGAGGTTATCGAAGCGTACGAAGCCGGTAATCCAACTCCAGAAAACAGCATGGAGATCGTCGCAGAAATCGCAGAACAGTTTGAGCAGTCACCAAACGGTGTTCGAATGGTTCTTACTAAGGCTGGCGTATATGTAAAAAAAGCCCCCGCCTCTGGTGGGACATCAAAAGCGAGTGGAGCAGCGACTAGCACTCGTGTATCAAAAGCCGCCGCTATCGAGTCTCTCAGCGCAGCACTTAGTGATGCTGGTCAAGAAGTTGACGAAGAAATTGTCAGCAAGTTGACAGGTAAAGCAGCAATGTATTTTGCCGGTGTCATCGCAGCAGTAAACAGCTAATTCTTTTCGGGGGCGTATCGACACAAGCCTATTTGCCGGAACAGAGAACCCCCTTCTCACAAATCCTATAGTAAGACGGCACGGAAGAAGATTCTGCCAACCCGCTTCATTAGGAGCACTTGTGAAAAAAGAAGAACTAGCACGGCTCGTCGATGAGTACGGTGATGCTGTAATCACTTATCGTAGTGAAAATAGCAATAAGTTGAAGTACAATGTTTGCACGTTGGACTTTAGCACGCCTTACATTCAACAAAAGAAAAACCGAGCAAAAGAGACTGAACAAACTCTTTTGCTTTTTTGTTGGGACACCGACTCCTTCCGCCTACTCAAACCACAGAATGTGACGAGTGTAGTGCCGTTAGCCTCCGTGTTAAAAAACGGAGATTAATATGGAACTATACCAAGCACCAGAAGTGTATGAGAAGGTAATTCATTACGATGAGACCAAGGAGGTACAGGTTCGGCTTACTATCAATTCGTTTAGAGGCATAGAGTATTTACACGTTCGTAAGTATTATATGGACTTTAACGAGGAGTGGAAGCCTAGTAGTGAGGGCATAGCAATGCCTCTTGATTTTGATAACTCAAGAAATCTTTTCGTCGGGCTAGTCGAAATCTTATCGCTTGCAGAAAGTAAGGAAATCATTGAAGAACATTTCAGTGATCTTATTAAGGACTTATACACAAAATAGTTCTTGACTTTTCATCCTTCTTTCTGTATAATATTGTTTATTGAGTGAGGGAACTATATGCAACATTTTTTGGAAAAGGCTTCTGCGATGTACTACTCAGGCACTCCGATAATCTCGGATGCTGAGTTTGATTCATTAGCAAGATTGTACCACTATGATACTGTAGGGCACACCGTTACTGACGGTATTCCCCACCTTTATCGTATGTACTCTCTACAAAAAGTCTTTGACTTAAATGACATAGAAGCTACAACAGCTCCTATGGTGCGAACACCTAAACTTGATGGGGCGGCAGTGTCGTTGCAATATGTCAACGGCCATCTGGCTCAGGCTTTAACTCGGGGTGACGGCAATCTTGGTCGTGACATCACGTTAAAGCTAGAAGAGCTAGTGCCACAACAAATCAGTATTTTAGACAAGATTCAAATTACTGGTGAAATCGTAGCTCCGGATACGATTGCAAACGCTCGCAACTT